TGATCGAGTCAACGCAATGTTGCCGGTACATGACGGGAGGATTGCGTCAGCGCCGATGTGGTTTGGTTGGGCAATCCGCGAAGCCTTTTGGGCCGGAGTATTGTGGGCGAGAGAACAGGAGCGACGCGATGACGAGTGAACTTATGAAAATAATTATTGCCACGTTATTGTCGCAATGCGTTGTTGTGTTGCCTATTTCCGTACTCCTTTACCTTTGCGGTTGGCTTGTGTAATGGATACCAGAGCGGGGCTGAATGAGTTAATGGCAAGACGCCTGCCCCGGTCGCCGCATTCTTTGTTTAAATTATAACAATGACTGAACCCGGCAGAAATCCAAATCGATCCGGAATTTCAATACACCCAGATGAATCGGCTGATGACTACGTCACACGGGCACAAAATATAATTGATTCCGTTAAGGCACGACAGATGTGGTGGGACGAAAAGAACTACAGCGTCTATAGAATTAAATCTGCCGCGCTGTCGTCCCGTTCATTAGAATGGATATGGGATGCCATCACTTATAAAATCGAACCAACATGGAACTAAAATCACACGGATTGTTTTTGGGTATTGACCCCGGTGTATCCGGTGCAATGACATTGATCGATTCAGACGGCGCTATTTGGGCAATACTGGACCACCGCGCACCTGACAGAGATTGTTTTACGTGGCTGCAAAGGGCCGCACACCACATTCAATACGCTGTTATCGAAAACGTGCATTCGATGCCAGGACAAGGCGTTAGTAGCGTCTTTAAATTTGGGACGTCTTACGGTAAGTCGCTGATGCTATTGGCTGCGTGCAATATCGAATACGCCAGCGTTACGCCACAGGTTTGGCAGGGCAGACTTGGTTGCATGACGAAGGGAAACAAAAACATCACTAAACAAATGGCACAAGGGCTGTGGCCGGATCATACAATAACTCACCAGATTGCTGACAGTATGCTGATTGCAGAGTTCGCCCGTTGGGAAGTATTGAAAGACTGAGTTGAACCTGAGAGAGAGGACGAAATGAGGACAGAAGAACTTGACGCGCCTGAACCCGGTATTTACTACGGATTGTCATTTGACGACTACAAGAAATGGATAGCGGTCAATAACGGCAGCCTCGGCCCGGCACTCAAATCAGATTTGCATTACGTCTACAACCAAACAGTTGAGCGCGAAGACTCATCAGCGTTTAGGTTTGGGCGATTAGCACACGAGGGACGGCTGGAACCTGCAAGCGTACTGGCAAGCTATGCGATTGTTCCGGAGCAATTAACGCAAGGAATTAAGGTCAAAGGCGCACCGGCAAAGAAGCCAAAGTCAACGACGGAATATGCTTCACGTCTGGAGAATTGGAAGGCCACGCTAGACGAAGGCGTCGAGGTAATTACCACGGCAGAGCATATTAAGTTGATGGGCGTGCTAGACGCTCTGTGGAACGAACAGCGCAGCAGGGAATTGTTTTCCGCCAAAGGGTACGCTGAGGTTTCGATCGCGTGGGACGACCCAGAGACTGGACTACGATGCAAGGCACGCATTGATAAAGTCACGGAACATTTACTAGCCGATCTTAAGACCACACGCGATGCCAGCCAATTTGAGAAAAGTATTCGCAGCTATGGATACGACAGGCAAGCAGCGTTTTATACGGACGGTTGGAGTTTACTGACTGGCGAGCACCGGAAGTTTTGGTTTTCTGCCGTTGAGTCCGACGCACCTCATGGGGTAATATGTGCCCCCGTTTCCAATAGGCTGATGCTGAGAGGACGCCAACAATACAAAGAAGCATTGAGGATCGTGGCACGGATAAAATCCGGGAAGCCACCGCTGGGATATGATCAACCAACCGAATTTGATGTCATGCCGTGGGATATCAAAAACGATTCCATTACTCACCACGGCGCACCAGTAAAGGTTTAAGTAATGAACGTGAATGATATTTATGGCGGGGACTGGCTTAAGTCAGAGCACTTACAGGGGGACACTAATGTCACGGTTGAGGGTTGTACTGTCCATGAAATGGGAGAGGAAAAAAGAAAGCAATTGGTTCTAAGTTTCCGTGATCAAAGTAAGCAACTCGGATTGAACAAGACGAACGCCGAAACAATGTCGTCAATGTTTGGCACGGAAACCAACGATTGGATTTCTAAGAAGGTGTGCTTGTGGGTTGATGAAAACGTTTATCTGAACGGTAAGCGTGTCTGTGGCGTTCGTATTAAGAGTGCGCAGGAAGAGGGTAATGGTACGCCGTTCTAAGGGTAGCAAGAAAACCAGAGATGCCAGATCGCTTCCATTGCTTCCGCCATTTGAACACCTAACGTTAAATTGGTGGGCGGAAGTTGTGGACGCGGCTGAAAATAAGTGCAAGCCAATAGAAAACAAAAACATGGAATGGCCGCATAAAACTTAGGACATGAAACATCCGGCAGCGGATCATGCAGCTTGTTGTTGCATGGTAGGGTAGTCTTGACGGACGCGCCCGAAGGCATTCCCGCTGCCGGGTTATTTTTATTTTGGAGAGGAGCCGCCGTTTTGAAGACTGATTATAAATCATTCATTGAAGAAAAATCACAATTTGGGACCGGTTGCGGATTTGATCCGATCAACATGCCAGATTCACTTTTTTCATTTCAACGGTCGTTGACTGAGTGGGCCATCAGACAGGGGCGTGCGGGTATCTTTGCGGATTGCGGGTTAGGGAAAACGGTGATGCAGTTGACGTGGGCGGATAACGTATACCGGCACACGGGCAAGCCAGTGTTGCTGTTGACTCCGCTGGCAGTAGCGCAGCAAACATCGACGGAGGCGGATAAGTTCGGGTTTGATGCGGACGTGTCGTCTGATGGGTCGGTCGTGGCCCCGATCACAATCGCGAACTACCAGAAGCTGCACTACTTCGACAGCAACGACTTCGGTGCGGTCGTGTGCGATGAGTCGAGCATCCTGAAGTCATTCGGCGGACAAACCCGAAAGCGTATTACCCGATTCATGTCTAAGCTGCCCTATCGTTTGTTGTGTACTGCGACAGCGGCTCCGAATGATTACGTTGAATTGGGCACGTCGTCGGAAGCACTCGGTGAACTGTCGCACAGCGATATGCTGAAACGGTTTTTTAAGATGCTGGATGACAAAGGGCAGAAAAAAGAACGCCGCGATCAGGCGGATGCAGAAGCAATTATTGAGGCTGACCCAAACTATTACAAAAAACTGGCATACCGGGTTGCGCAAACAATCGGGCAGTGGAGACTGAAGCATCACGCGGTTGAACACTTCTGGCGCTGGGTCGCATCATGGGCGAGGGCGTGCCGGATGCCGTCGGATCTGGGGTTCGGGTTCGATGATGACGGATTCATTCTGCCGCCATTGCATGAGCGGGATCACGTCATTAACACGCAGACGACGCCACCGGGCAAGCTGTTCAGCGTCCCGGCCGTCGGCTTGGGCGAGGAACGCGAGGAACGCAGACGCACGCTAGATGAGCGGTGCGAGTTCGCTGCTCAACTGGTGGACCATGACCGGCCTGCTGTGGTGTGGTGCCACATGAATGACGAAGGCAACAGGTTAGAGGAAGTGATTCCGGGCGCGGCACAGATTGCAGGCCGCACACCAGACGAACGTAAAATAGAATTGTACGAAGCGTTTGCATCCGGCGAACTCAGGGTGCTGGTTATCAAACCAAAAATCGGAGCATGGGGATTGAATTGGCAGCATTGCAGTGATGTCGTGACATTTGCGAGCCATAGCTACGAGCAATACTACCAATCAGTTCGGAGGTGCTGGCGATTCGGTCAGCAGAATCCTGTGCGGCTGGATGTCGTCGCGACCGAAGGCGAGGTGCGGGTTATTGAAAACATGCGATCAAAGGCAAAGAAGGCTGATGCGATGTTCACCGCGTTGGTGAAGTACATGAACGAAGCGACGACGATTGAGCGTGACAATCCCTATACCAACAAATCGGAGGTTCCCACATGGCTGTAAAAGAACAAGTCATCACTGACGAATACGCACTGTACAACGGTGACTGCGTCGACGTGATGCGGGCGATACCTGACGAATCAGTGCATCTGTCGGTGTACTCGCCTCCATTTGCGGGACTGTATCAATACTCGTCCGATCCACAGGACATGAGCAACTGCATCGACCACGACGAGTTCTTCGAGCATTATGGATACTGTATCACTGAACTGGCACGGGTCACAAAACCGGGGCGGATCACAGACGTTCACGCGATGGACATCCCGTTGACGAATTCCGGGTGCGATGCAATGTTCGACCTGCCGGGCCGGATCATCAAGGAACACGAATCGCGGGGCTGGGTCTACGCTGGCCGACGTGTGATCTGGAAGGAGCCATTAATGGTCCGCAATCGCACGATGATGAAGAGCCTGCATCACAAAACGCTGTGCGAGGACGCAACGCGCACCAGCATCGCGAACGCGGACTACCTGCTGACGTTTCGCAGGACTGGCGAGAATGCGATACCGGTCAACTACGATCGAGGACTGCTCGACTATCACGGCGAGGAATCGATGCCGGATGAATTGCAAAAGTATCGCGGGATGACCGGCGACCAAAAGAAGAATGCCTGGTCACAGCAGATTTGGCGACGATACGCATCATCGGTATGGATGGACATCCGCATCGACAATGTGCTGAAGTTCCGCGACGCGAAAGCGGACGAGGATGAGAAGCACGTTCATCCGTTGCAGTTGGACGTGATTGCGAGAGCATGTGAACTGCATTCAAATCCGGGCGAAGTGGTTCTGACTCCGTTCATGGGTGTGGGATCGGAAGTGTTCGGGGCTGTTCGCTGTGGTCGTAAAGGGGTGGGGATTGAATTGAAGCAATCGTACTACAACCAGGCATGCCGGAATGTTCCACGAGCTATCGAGAAGCCGTCAACGTCGACAGAACAACGACGTGCTTTGTTTGCGGATGCTGTCTAATGATCTACTTTAACGCATGTTCTCAACAATTATCCGCTCGTAAGGAGGTGCTATTTTGATTTACTTAGCCACGCCATATTCGCATAGCGATTCAGAGGTTAGGGAATTCCGGTTCAGGGAAGTTAGCCGATACGCAGCTATTCTAATGAACATGGGGCGTTATGTTTACAGCCCAATCTCACACAGTCATCCAATCGCTACCTACGGCGAATTGCCTACTAACTGGGAGTTCTGGCATTCTCATGATGAAAACATGATGAATTATTGTTCTGAGTTGTACATTCTGTGTTTAGACGGTTGGGACGAATCAATTGGGGTGAAACATGAGATAGAACTTGCAAATGAACGTGATATGAAAATTGAATATAAAGATGAATTGTCTTTAGTGTTCACTAACTAACCCCAAAGGAAACCAATAATGCCGAAATGGAAACAATGGGCAGGACATCCCGGCTTGCAATACGACACAAGCAAAGTTGATTGGCCAGTAATGATTGCCGCCATGATAGCTTCGGGGATGATTAGACAGGACGCGATTAAAGACAACGACAACCCCCCGCCCATTGAGAAGAATCCATGCCCGTGCGAAGAGATCTTAGCGTATTTCAACTTATATTTAGATTGCAGCAATCGTCTAACGGTCAGCCGCAGGCATTCACTAAAATTACGCTGGCAAGTTCCATTCTGGCGAGACAATTGGAGAACGGCAATCCTTCGCGCGTCACAATCTAATTTCCTGAGAGGACAAAACGATAGGGGCTGGCGCATTGATATGGAATTCTTCTGCCGTCCTGATTCCGTAGACAAAATTATTGAGGGTAAATATGACAACCGTCAGGCAGTTACAAAGCACGAAACCTCGCAACTCAGTAGCATTACAAGCCTCGCAGAAGCCGTCGGCCTTAGCGAATGCCCTGGCGCATTTGTGTTTAATGAAGAAGCAAGCGGCATTCACGCCGTCGGAAGCGCGTTGTTGGATTGCAGTCCTGAATTGCTTCCCAGTTGAGACAGTCAACAGGGCAGTGTTGCAATTGGGGCTGTCTATAGACCCGTTCCCGGACTTAGGCAAACTGATTGCACAATGCCAGATCGTGGAGGCTAACCGTAACCCTGCAGTGCTTAGGTGCGGGCCGGGTAAACAACTGTCGTCAGACTTAATTGACTCGGCTGCGAAAGCGTTAGGGCTGGACGTCTAGCGGTCACGGTTTTGATTGTGTGACAACTCAGTTTTTATAACGTTTAGGCTTTGGCTGATTGCCTCCAGAATTACGCTATCGCGCTCATCGCGTTCAATGCGTTCCTTCTGCAATTTCATTTGCTCGGTGTGGCAATCGGCCTGCAATGTTTTGATCTCATCAAGGTGCGATTTGTCGCGGCTTTCCTGAGAGTCCATTGCCTTCAACCATCGTCGCGCTAATACCACGGCAGCCCATGCTGCACCAGTGAGTACTGCTACCGTTACACCCTTATCAAATAAGCTAAACGGAATGGCTGACGATTCACCCAGCGTGAGCATTGGAATCACTGCGGAGTAAATTGGCATGGCTGCGAATCGTTTCTATTGTTGCATCGATGATGCAAATCTGTTTTGCATGTGTTGAGTTTACAGCATCACGCAAGGCGACCGCCACAGTTTCCGATAGCTCTGTACTGTTATTCACTGCCTTGCAGTGGCAACTATGAACACCCATCTTTCGAGCAGTAGATAAGATATGTGGATTATCAATCTCCGTGACAATCACAACCGGCATATGTGGAAACCGTCGCTGGAATGCTAATAAAGTGTCAACGCCACTGGTCGCATTTAAGTTTAAGTCGAGCAACGCCGCCATTGAGTTTTCAGGAAACAATACTTCTGCAATTCCAGTGTAATGGCTGGTAACAATTCCATGTTCAGCCAATGAAGTGGACATTGCTAATGCTTCAGCCCGCGAATCCTCAATAAACAGCACTCTTATAATGTCTTTATACATTAGGCTGCTTCGCCACCTGTTAAAACGGTACAACCCACAGCATCAATATCAGAGTTCGATAAAGTTGCTACAACTGTAATCGTAGCCTTACCGACTGCCCCAGCGTTAATCGTAAAGCTAATACCCTGATTGGCTTTGATTGTCTTATACACAACCTCACCATTGTCGAGCTTCCAGGGAACCGATGTATCGCTTGCGAGTACAGTTGCGGCACTTAGCGTCATTGTTGAATCGGTTGATGCTAGCGTGGCACTGGAGACCGTTACGCCAGACGCCAGCATGTATTCTAAATCAACATAATAAGTATTGTTGGCCTGAATGTGTCGGCAGACTTCGTCGGCTGATTGTGGGCATGACATTTCTTAGATCCTTATTCCGGGGCTTCCCATTGATGGCCGTTAAACGGCGCGTCCCAAAAGTGTATTTCTGAAGCTACCTGCCATTGTCGTGTTCTAATTGGTGAATCCCATCCGTCCACTGGCGAGCCGTCCACCGCAATCAATACGTTGCCACCGTACACGAATGACGCTGAAGCACGCCACGCCTCGGGCTTACTGGCGTTTGGTTGGACAAGTGGAAGCCACGGGCAGCCGACGCCCATTGCACTTGCTCGTTTTGCGGCTGTGTCGAGTGCCATTTTAACCGCTCACCATTTCTGCGGCTGTGTAATCCCCACCAACATCCGTCAATAGTTTCTTGGCAATAATCGCGCCGGCGTTGTTGTACACTTCGAGCGCGTCGGTTCCGCTGGTCTGCGTGACGGTCTTATTTCGCAGGCTCATGTACATCAGCATGAGGGCGGTGCGGATTGTCGGAGTTGCTGTTGGGGCGGCGACGCCCAGTTCGCTAATCGCTGTGTCAATCGCATCGTTAACTTCGCTCTCAACCTCAGCGTCCCAGGCTGCATTCCAGGGCATGGCAGTGAGATGGTCACCTGTCCCGCCAGCCTCAGTTAGTCCCGCCCCTGCAGCCCCGATGGTTGTGGACACTGTGGACAGGCTTGTTGCCGTTGCGGCTGAGTCCGTGCCCCTCATTGCTGTTGTCGGAATGGCGTCCAGCAGGAGATCCAATCGCCCGCCGTTAATCCAATCTGTGAGTGTTGCCATACGTGCGGATGTCACTTCTGACGCAAGCGCCGCCGAGTCCGTACCACGCATTGCTGTTGTTGGTATCGCCGCGATATCAGTCGGCAAGTTCCCCGCGTCCAGCTCCGCTAGTCGAGCTTCCGTTGCTACTGACGCAAGGGCCGCTGAATCGGTACCACGCATTGCTGTTGTTGGGATAGCGTCTAATAGAAGATCCAATCGGCCTCCGTTAATCCAATCTGTGAGTGCTCCCATCCTTGCTGAGGTTACCTCTGACGCCAGTGCTGCTGAGTCCGTACCCCGCATGGCGGTTGTTGGTATCGCCGCGATATCAGTCGGCAAGTTCCCCGCGTCCAGTTCCGCCAGTCGAGCTTCCGTTGCCACTGAGGCCAACGCGGCTGAATCGGTACCACGCATGTCCGTATTAGTTGTCACCGTCGGTATCACCGCACTGGTGTGCGTCTCACCTGACAGTACAACATTGCCGTTCGTCGCTGACGCTGTCGTGACTACTGTGATCGACGCAGGAATGCAGCCTGTTTTCTTGGCGATCAACAGGAATGACGTGTAGTTGGTTTCCGCTTGTGTCGGTGTGTAAAGAACAACACCATCCGTACTGTATGCGGTTGTACCACCACCGTCGCCTTCAGCCACTCCATCGGGAATGATTCGTACAGTGCAACCCGTGGTCTGTACAGCACCATCACTGATTTGTACGACAGGACCAATGGCTATTGTTTCCGGTGTGGCGTGGTTTCTAGCATACATTTATCTGACTCCTGAACCGATGATTCGTTGCGTCATTCGTGGTGCCCAATACGGTTGCCATCCAGCAGCTTCTTCCGCTGCCCCGGAGATTGTCGGTGTGAATCGACGTTGGCGGAATGGTGCGAGGGGGTCGCGGTAGAGCTGGCGTATTTCGTTGGGCTGCAACCCTCTACCATACTGATAGAAACAAGATATGAGTCCGTCAAATGGCAAAGTAAACCACCCGGTCTCGACATATCTCGCCCCAATTAAATATGAATAAGTACTGTGATCGTATCCACTCGTGGAACCGGACCCCACTTGAATTCCATTGACGTAAAACGTTGCAGTCCCGTTGATATGTGTCAGCGATACTG